TCTGCGTCTTTATGTAGAACTAGACCAATGTCATGCACGACTGAACCAGTAGCACATTGAGTAGTACCCATAGCGTTAGTAACATATACCTCAATACCGTAAATCATACCAACTTTACCTGTTTTGATTGCATTACCATCACCAATGAATGCTTGCTCAGTATAACGCTGAATGCCTAACATGTCAGTGTACTGACGTGGAGTTAGAACAATTGCACGTCCGTCCTGTGGTACGTCAGCTAAGTCTAGCTTCTCTACCATTGCACGAATTGCAGCGTCACCACCAGTTGCTAGTGAAACAGCATTACCAGTACCTGTACGGTCCCAGTCAGCTAATACACCAGCATTGTTAAAGACTACTGCCTTGTTCCAACCTGAGTTACCTGCTGTTCCGTTACCACCGTTAAGTGCTGCTGCTTTGTTAAACAAGTCTAGGTCGACCTGTGTACTTAAAGCATAGCCAGCATCTTCTGTGTAGAATCTACGTAGAGAGCTCAATGCTTGAACCTCTGCCATATCTTCAATTAGCACTGAGTATTCATAGTGCTTGTCGATGCTTAACGCTGTGTTTGCATGAGTATCGCCTTGAATCTTAACTAGCGAGTTCTCTCCCTTTGAAGTTGCTGAACCACGTACCGGTGTTGGGATGTTGATTGTATCACCCTTCTTACCTTTGTGGTTAATGCGTGTTACCAAATTAGCTAATACTAAATTCTTTTGGTAAGTAGCAATAACTTCGTCACTCCACAACTCTGGAATAAAAGTTGCAGCTGTAGTGACTGTTTGGTTATTAGTACCAATTACACCTGTTGCCATTTATATATCTCCTATATATCTTATTATTTTACCCTTCCCTCTGCGTAAGCTTGGTAGATTTCATCTGCTAAACTCTGATAACGCTGTGGGTCGGTCTGTTTTAAACGTATTAAATCAGCACGCCTGTAAATCTTTTTACCAGCTGTTGACTCACCTGAAGCTCTTGATACTCCTTCACCTGTTTTCATTGCAGTATCTCTTTTGGTCTTTTTGCTTTCATTAACTTCTTTCGTTTTGGAAATCATTTGTCTTTCTTTCCAATTCGTAAGCAGTTCATTAGCTGCATCAAAATCATAAGAGTCTGCTTCTTTATACAAGCGTTGTCTTACCTTGCTTCCATTTATCCACTCCTGAAATCCTCCGTCAGCAATGACTTCTTGGAAATCTGGATGTGCTTTTTCGAGTTGTTGGGCAGTTAAAGCAGCTTGTTGCTGTTTGTTCTGTTCCGAAAACTCCCTGAATCGTGGATGATTATCTATAATTTGCCTGACAGCTTGTTCAGGATTGTCATAAAAATCTACTTGTTCAGTAGTGGTAGTCTGTTGGCTTTGTGTACTTATCTGGGATTGCAAATAAGAATCAGTTAGTTTTCTAAGTTCACCAATCTCTTGCCCTTTCCTACCTAGTTCTTTCTCTAGGTTCTCATAGGCTTCAGCTATTTCCGTTGAGGACTTACCTTGAAATTTCTTAGGAAGTTCTTGAGCTTCTGGCTCTTGAATTTCTTCCTGTTCTACTTCTTCCTCTACAGCTAATGCTTCTAAAGTTTCGTTTACTTGCTCTTGTACTGGTTCTTCTTGGACCTCAGGGTCTACAATTTTACTACTCATGCTTCTTACCTCCGTCTTTTAAGATTATGGGGGTTATAAAAATGTTAGAGCTGGTACTAATCCAGTTGTTCTAACGCTAGTTTGGTAGCTTCCTCTAAATTAATAAACATATTTAGGAAAGATACCTGACCTCTACGTAAGTGTAGAGTCTTTTCATCTTCAATGTCATAGATTTTTTCAAGTGACTCTGCTAGTTTAGTGTACTCTTCTAACAATACACGCCAGCCATCATGTTGAATCATGTCTAATCGTTGTTCTAATACTTCTCTATCTGTCATTTATTTCTATTTGCTAAAGATTTTTTAGTTGCTCTGCGTTTACGAGATGCTTCTTTGTCTGCTTTTTCTTTTGCATCTCTTGCTTTAAGTCTACTTGGTGATAGTGTTGATTTGTTAGGTCTAGCCAAACCCTTTTTAAATGTAGGGTCAGCTTTTTTTGCTCTTTGACTAGCAGCTTTCATTAACCTAAGTTTTTTTTCTGCTGCAGTTTCAGTTTTTAATTTGTTTCTATTTTTCATTGATGGGTTCATCTTAGATTTTACCCTAGGCATTGGAATAGCTGTTGACTTTTTGCTTTGTTTTTTCATATATTCTCCTGTTATCCGTTCA